ACATACGATTGTTGTTGGTACGGCAGGTTGTGGAAGATTAGCAATATCACAGGCTTCGGTTCCTTTTATCTATGGTAACTATGGTGATACCAATGCTGTTGCATCTGGATTGAAACGTGGGTTAGAAGTTCGTTTCCCGAATCAGCAAAAAGATGTTGTAGTGATGGCTGGTGATGGGGGATTGATTGATATTGGATTTCAAGGATTGATGCATAGTTGGTTTCGTAGAGAAAAATTTACGACTATTATGTTGGACAATGAAGTGTATGGTAACACAGGTGGACAAGAAAGTGGTATGACGAATCATGGTAAAGTTCTGAAGATGGCACCTCGTGGTAAGTTCGGAGAGAAAGTAGATGCATTAGGACTAGCCAAAGTTGCCAAGGTAGATTATATAGCACGATTAGCACCAACTAATCCAGCTCGTGTTGCAAGAACTATTAGACGAGCAATTATGGTTGCAAGAGAAGTAGGGTCTAGTTATGTTCAAGCATATACATCTTGCAACATAGAATATTCTATTCCTACACCACTAGTTATGCAAGATGCTTTTGATATAGAGAAAGAACGATATGGATTTGAGGAGATTATCTCTGAACCAGCTAAAGAATATTTACGAGATCATGGAGAAAAAATAAAATGATTGAAATAATTTTGGCAATAGTGTGTCTAGTGTTTATGACGGCTGCTATAGTCTTTGCGTGGAATGACATTAAGGATTATAATGATGAATGATATTGAAAAATATGAAGCTGTTGAGAAGTGCATAGATGAGACTATACGACCTTATCTAGTATCTGATGGTGGGAATATAGAACTTGACTTGGTAGAAGGAAACAGGGTGGTAATATCATTTCAGGGTGCTTGTGGTAGTTGTCCATCTAGTGCAGGTGGTACATTACGAGGTATAGAACGTGCATTGAGACAAGCTGTAGATCCTGAAATAGAAGTAGTACCGACAAACGCATATGATGTACCTCGATTTGGTGGAGAGCATCCATTTGGGGGATTAACTTATGAACAACAAATTGAACTGAGGAGACAAGAACATGGCAACAATAATAACAGATGAATGTATTAACTGCGCTGTATGTGAACCCGAATGTCCAAACAATGCAATAGATGACGGAGAGAATGAAGGATTAGATTACTATTATATTGATCCTGAGTTGTGTACAGAATGTGTTGGATTTCATGGTGAAGAAGCATGTCAAGAAGTATGTCCTGTGGACTGTTGTATTCCTGACGAAGATATAGTCGAGACAGAAGAGGTTCTATTAGCAAGAGCTGTTAAACTGCATCCAGATCAATCGTTTCCGATAATAGAGGCATTGGATGAAACAACATCTATATTTCGTAATCCAAACAGAAAGAACGCAAACTTATAATTATGGCATGGGACAACTGGAAAGCTAGAGAGAAATATGTTAGTGAAGTAAAGAGTAAAACAGGATGGGTTCAGAATAAAGAATGGGCCTTTGCTGCTGCTGGTTACTTACCTCTGTCTCCGTCTATTCTGCAAGAGTTTGAAAAAGATTTGGATAGAGTGTACCATGTTACAGACATCAAAAGCTATTCAAAACTCAAGTCGATACAAGGTAGACGCGTAGACATAGCAACATTCACCAAGGCCTCGCCAGGTATTGTCAAGGGACTTTTGACGGATGGAGAACTTTTAGTTACATTGAAGGGTAAGACTAGTGTTATGTTTGAGGGGGATGTGAATACAGAATTGGATAGAAATGGAATCAGATGGTTGAAGCCCAATGGTAATGTATCACAACGAGTTAATGATATTGTGTATGAGTTTTCCGTGGATATTGGTGATAGAGCCATAAAGAAGTTTGCTATGACTAGAGAAGATCCTACTGGTAAACGATCTAAAGTACCCGCACACATTGCCATTCATAACTGGATTTACGATAAACCCGGTGGTATCAAAAAACAATTCCTCAATTACTATTATGCTGAAGCTAAGAAACTTGTCAATAAAACTTTGATAGATAAATTAAATAAAGCTCTAGGATGGAGAGATCAACAAGGAGTCTGGAATAACATCACACACAATGAGATACTTTTGCATAATTTTACGATACTGAACACGGAACTGATACTCTCAGAAGAAAACGATCGCCAAGAGAAGATGTGGGAACGAGCAGATGCAGCTAATATTCAAGGGTTTGATGTGATAGACGAATGGGATGTATATCAGTTGGGTAAATAAAATATAAATACTTATTAAGAGGTGATATGAAGAAATTTATCCATAGAAATGATATTGGTGATTTTGAAATACCAGAAAGAGTGGAAAAAGATGGTAAGAGATATTATGTAACTCCTGATGGTAACTCCTATCCTAGTATTACATCAATATTATCACAACAAGAAAATCTCGGCCTGCAAGCATGGAAAGAAAAAGTTGGTGAGAAAGAAGCCAAACGTATTTCTAAAGAAGCTGCAAGAATTGGTACGGCTGTACATCAAATGGCAGAGTTTTATTTATCTAATTATACAGTTAAGTTGGATAAAGAAGAAAGGAAGATAATAGATACATTTAATCGTCTACGCTTCCTACTTGGTAATATAAATAATATAGTCGGACTTGAAATTCCATTGTTTTCTGATTTATTGCGTATTGCAGGAACTACTGATTGTATAGCAGAATATAATGGTCAATTATCCATTATAGATTTTAAAACATCACGCAAACCGAAGAAGGAAGAATGGATTGATGATTATTTTATGCAAACATTTGCTTATAAGTTAATGTTTGAAGAAATGACAGGTGTAGAAATAAAACAAATAGTTATCTTGGTTGCTTGTACTGAAACTTTTGATATTCAAGTATTCAAGAAACCAGCAAAAGATGCAGATGAGTGGTTGACAAAATTAATAAACATTATGAAAGAAAATCCACATATAACTGGTATGAAGCATCAACCATTATAAAGGAGAAAAAAAATGGCAGATTTTGATTTAAACAGTATAGATGATATAGATTATAATATGGATTTTGGTTTTACTACTGTTGATGAAGATGAAGTACAGGAGTTTGAAACTGCTGTACAAGAAAAAGTTGCAAAAGCTGTTGGCCATGAATCTGGTGCATTGGAAAGTAAAATTGATGAACTGATTAAGATGCGTAAAGATGATAATAGTTATCAGGTTTTGTTTGAGAAACGAAAAGCAGAATTAGAAGAAGTATATAAAGATCAGATGAAAAAAGTTGAGAAATTAATTTTACCCTTATTATATAATTTGATGAAAAACCCAGAAAATGAATATATTAAGTGGCCAGGAAGAACAACTATTGTTCAAAAACAAATTAATAAAATAGTTGCTATTACTAGAGGAGTTTAACTTAAAGGAGGTTTGTTATGTCTGTTATTTTAGTAGTTGCAGGTCTTGTATTTGGTACTTACTTGTATCAACCAATGTTATTTGATGATGGGCCATATTATTATGTAAGTTCACATAAAACTTCAGCTGAATGTCAAATCGCCAAAGCTGGACATGAATTACATATGCAAGAAGCTATTTGTGTAACTGGTAAATTGTATGTGAAGAAGGAGGAATGATATGTTATATAAGAATTTTATGGGTGGTGTTTGGATGGAATCTGCTTCGGAAAAAACTTTTCAGTCATTCAATCCTGCACATACAGGACAAGAAGTAGGTGAGTTTCAAGATTCTAATGAACTTGACATTAATCAGGCAGTAGCTTTTGCTAAAGATGCCTTCAAGTTGTGGAAGAACACACCTGCACCAAAACGTGCTGAGATTCTTTTTAAAGCTGCACAGATAATGGAACGTGATAAAGAATGTATTGCAAAGGGCATGACTCAAGAGATGGGTAAGATTATTGCCGAAACTAGAGGAGATGTTCAAGAAGCAATTGACATGGCATATTATGCAGCTGGTGAAGGTAGACGATTAGCAGGTGAAACCAATCCATCTGAATTGAAAGATAAGATGGTGATGACTATTCGACAACCAATGGGAGTTATTGGTGCAATAACACCTTGGAATTTTCCAATAGCAATTCCTGCATGGAAAGCGTTTCCAGCATTGGTTGCTGGTAACACAATGGTTATGAAACCAGCAGAAGATACTCCGTGGTCTGTTATTAAGTTGGCAGAAATTTTTATTGAAGCTGGACTACCATCTGGTGTATTTAATGTTGTAACTGGTTATGGCCCAACGGCTGGATTGCCGTTAGCACAACATCCAGATGTTAAAATGTTATCGTTTACTGGTTCAACAGCAACTGGTAAAATTATTGCGACTGCTTGTGCAGAACTTGGTAAACAATATTCACTTGAGATGGGTGGTAAGAATGGTATCATTGTAGATCAAGATGCAGACCTCGATCTTGCAGTTGAAGGAGTTGCATTTGGAGCATTTGGTACTACGGGTCAAAGATGTACTGCTTGTTCCAGAGTATTTGTACATGAAAATGTTAAAGAAGAATTTACTAATAAATTATTAGAAAAAACAAAATCGTTATTTATTGGTGATGGTTTAGATGAAACAGTTAATATGGGTCCTTTGATAAATTCCAAATCAGTAGCTAAAGTATCTAAGTATGTTGATGAAGCTAAAGAACGTGGTGTAACAATTCTTTGTGGTGGAAATACTATTCAAGAACCTACAAAAGATACTTATGGTTACTTTTTTGAACCTACAATTTTTGATGATGTTGATATTAGTGATCCACTTATGCAAGAAGAAATATTCGGGCCAGTAGTTGCCTTGAATACTTTTACAAATTCAAATGAAGCAATCTGGCAAATTAATAATACTGCTTATGGACTTTCAGCAGCTGTTTATACTAGTGATATTAATTTTGCTATGAGAGCATTTCAAGAAATAGAGACTGGTCTTGTTTATGTTAATGCTTCCTGTATTGGTGCAGAGGTGCATCTCCCCTTTGGAGGATTAAAAGGTACAGGAAATGGACATAGAGACGCAGGACAAACCATGTTGGATAACTGTACTGAATGGAAAGTATGTAGCGTGGACTTCTCTGGCCGTATTCAAAAGGCACAAATAGACAACACATAAACCCTTTAAAAATGGGGATTTACAGGTTATGTTTTTCCTTGTATTATAGGCTATTATTTGATATAATAGTAGTATATTAATGATTAATGGAGCATAATTAAGAGGCACAATTATGAGCGATTCAGATTGTCCTTATAAATTAGAACCAAAAATGTATGATACTGTTATGGCGTATTGCCGATCATGTCAAAAAAAACTTGATGTTCCAGTTGCAATAAGTGAGAAGTTAAATAATTATAAAGTTTATTGCAATAATTGTGGTAATACGAATATTATTGAAAATCGCTTTGGCGTTTTTACTATGAAACTCGATTGTTCTAATATGGATGCGGGTATGGATTCTTGGTATGAAAATAATTCATCATCAGACGGTGATGGTCATCCGAGAAAATTCTGAAAGGAGAAGTTATGAAATATTTTATGATGGTGAGTTTAATTTTGCTGTTGGGAGCATGTGGTACGATTCCAACAGTACCAGAAAAACCAAAGGCACTTAGTGAGTATAATGCTCCAAAATGGGTTCATGTCGGTGGTGGTGCGTTTACTGATAAAGATGGTAAAGCATTTTATGGTATTGGTTCTGCTACTGGAATCAAAAACTTTTCACTACAACGACAAGTAGCTGATGATCGTGCAAGAGCTGATCTTGCAAAAGTGTTTGAGTATTACACTCAATCATTAACTAAAGATTATCAAGCTCATACTACTGCTGCTAGTTTTGATTCATCTGTTGAAGAACAGAACTCTGAATCAGCACTTAAGGTTGTAGTCGCAACTACTCTTAGGGGTGTTGTTATTATAGATCATTTTGAGATACCGGAACGTAAAGAAATGTTATCTTTGGCACGTTTAGACTATAATGCTTTTAAGCAGAATGTTGAACAAGCTGAGGAATTTCAAAAGTTACCACCTCAAGTACGAGCTGATATTATAAAACGTGCTGATAAGTTGCATGAAGAAATGGAAGAAGATGCGTTAAAACTAGAAGAAGGACGTAAGTTTTTTCCTGATTATGAATAATCTTTGATTTGGAGATTTTATCATGCATTACATAATGTTATTTTTGATAATGTTGTCTGGTTGTGCCACAACAATGCCCATGAGTGATACTCATTTATTTGAGTCAGAGGTGGGGGCTTTAACTTCTACGCCGGCACTAGAGAAGCCAGTTGGTGTCTCTCAAAAGGAGAAACAACTAGACAATTCTCCGAAACCACTCGGTTGGGTATTGGGTAGAGAACATAAACACTATGCTCATTCTCAATACTTAGTCGGGGTTGGTTTTTCCAAAGAGAATACAGTATCAGCAAGTGAGTCAGCAAGGGCAGAGATAGCAAAGAACATTCGTTTTAAAATAGCTAGTGTAATGAAAGATTATATTAGTAATGATGGTTCTTTTGTTGAAAGTTTTATACAAATAGAAACCGATGCTCTTTTAGAGGGTGTTGAAATAGTAGATGGTTGGTATGATGCTGAAAAGAAAGTTTATTATTCTTTTGCAGTAGTTAAGCGTAAAACTGTATTAGCAACTGTACAAGCTCAAATTGATGAAGTAGCATCAAATGCTAGTTTGACTATGGAACAAGCTGATGAGTTTTTGAAAAATGGTGATGTACTTAAATCTCTTGTATATTATTATGATGGATTTAATGAGAGTTCTAAATTATTACCATATATAAGAACTTATAAAAGTGTAAGTTTGTTTCCAGAACTTCCACCTATATCATCTAATATTCCATCAACAATAGACTTTAAAGAGAAAGTGCAAGCTATTGTTGGAAATATTGAAGTAGAAAAGGTTAAAAGTAGTAAATATATTAACGGCGAAGTATCATTTGCTGTTGTTATTTCTTATTATGGTAAACCTTTACGAAATTTACCAATTAAATTTCATGGTAATTCGTATCGTTTTATTAGTCGAGTATTAAGTGATGAACTTGGTTGGTGTGAGGTAAAGACAACTAGTTCTAAGATTTTAAATGACAAAAATTTTGCTGTTGTTAAAGCTGAAGTGGATTTGTTTGCTCTTGCAAAACGATTTAATTATAAACTCAAGAAAGATTTGTTTGGCCGTTTAGATACATTAGATGTTACATTCAAAAAATTTAGAGAGTATGATTTTCAGTTTTATTTAGATAAAGAGCAAGTTAAAATTGGAGAACAAGTAGTATTTTTTGTAAAATCTGATGTGTCTGGTTTTTTAACAATTCATTCACAAAAAGTAGTGGATGATACACCATCAAAAGTATTTCCTAATAAATACTTAAAAGATAATTATATTCAAAAGAATAAAGTATATAATATTGGCGGTGTTGGTTATCCATTTCATTTTCAGATAAAGGGTCCTGAAAGTCAAGAAGTTGTTAAAGCTGTCTTATATAAAGATGAAGATTTGACTGAGGTTCTAAGTAAAAGAACATTTAATTATGAAGTAGTGAAAGGAGATTAATATGTTAGAAGGTATTGCTATAGGTATTGGTATTTATTTAATTCTTGGTTATGTTATCTCACCCTTATTCTAAGGAGTACAGATGAAACGCTTGTTTAAAGTTGGAAAAGAATATTTTGAAAAGAAATCTGATGCAAAAGCATATCGGAATAAGATGGAAGGCTATACACCAGTAATTGATAAAGAAACTGGTAAGTACCCAGATCATAAATGGAAGTATGAAGTTAAACGTGGGCCAGATCATTGGAAAGGATTATCAAACTAATGTTTCCAATTTTTGGCTTGTCAAATAAAGATGGTGAACCAGGTTTGATTGGTATATCGGGTAAAGCTGGTGTTGGTAAAGATACACTTGGTAGATATTTGTGTGATCGTTATCGTTGTTTGCATTATTATTTTGCTAAGCCCCTTAAAGAGGGAGCAAAGATCATGTTCAATCTAACTGATGAACAGATAAAAGATAAAGAGGAAGTAATTGAACCTTGGGGAATGTCTCCGAGAAAAATTTATCAGTTACTTGGTACTGAAGTTGGTCGTGGTATTGATGTTAATATTTGGGTTAAGAATGCTGAGATGTTTGTCAAACAACATCCTGGCTGGACAGTTGTTATTACTGATGTTCGTTTTGATAATGAAGCTTATTGGATACGCAATCGGGGTGGAATTGTTATAAATATAGTCAGAGATAAGGATGATATTGAGGAAAATACACATTCAAGTGAGAGTGGTTTAAGACCAGAGAATATTGATTTGATTATTAAGAATAATGGTACAAAAGAAGAAATGTATGAACAATTTGTGGTGTGATGATATGAAAGAAAGTATATTGTGGATTTTTTTGATAGCTTTTGGTATTACTGCTGTATTAGTATTTATATTTACAATTTTTATTTTATAATTGCTGTATAATCTTAGAGTGAAAGTTTTTCTGGACGCGGGGGCAGATCCCGCCGCCTCCACCAATTCTAAAGGCCTACTATAATGAATTACCAAATTAAGGGGGGCGAACTAGTTTCGACAGGATGATGGAAACTATAGGACAGCACGGAGAAGCATGATGGCTCCGTTATCAATTATGCACACTACAAATGCTAATGATTACGATTTAGCGTTGGCTGCATAGTCAGTCGGAGTCCGAGGGTACTTGGCAACAGAAACCCTCACCTTTTTCCTTGTATTTGTATTCTCATTATGTTATAATGAGATGTTTGTTATGATGAATGAGTAGTAGTATCTTCATCATGTTTTTGTTAATCTTCTTAAGGAGATGTTTATGGGTATGAGTACAAAACACGGTCAACCACGAATTGGCCGAAAGTATGCTCGCAAGATGACTCGCGCAGAGTGTGAGCTTACAGATTTGCCTCGTTGGGTTCGGATTTATACGAGCCCTGCAACTGGTAATGTTGCGTTTAAGAACGCAGACATTGTTGGTGGCGCAAAGACTGTTAATGCTATCCGCAAGAAACTGAATAAGTTTTGGGCGTAGTATAGTATTAAATTCCCGGTGGTGTGGGGCTTCGGCCCCCACCTTTTTTTTGTTTATAAATATTATTATGAAATGGACAAAAGAACATTTAGTTGAAGGAGGACAAGATGATCCGGAACCTCCTTCGCCAAATTCAAACAAGTAAATATGCACACATACTGTTTAAAATTTATATAGTTTGGTGTGTAGTAGCTGATATTACATTATTGGGTGGTATTATTTGGGGTTTTATTTATTTTTGGTAATGTTATGAAAAAATTTATTTTGATGTGTTTGGTTTTGGTATCATGTGCTGCTTTTAATAGGGTAACTTATGAACCAAATTCTTATGATTATCAAGATGAAGTTAGATGTCTGGCCCAAAACATTTATTTTGAAGCTAGAGATCAATCTACTAAAGGACAGATTGCAGTTGCACTTGTTACAATAAATCGTGTAAATAGTAGACGATTTCCGAATAATATATGTAAAGTTATTCGTCAAGCGAACCGATATAGTGATGGTAGGATAAAAAAACATAAGTGTCAGTTTTCTTGGTATTGTGATGGTAAGTCAGATAGACCAAAAGATCAATTAGCATGGAAGATTTCTTTGTTAATTGCAAGAGCTATGTTACAGAAGCCAGGTGTTAGTATTAAAAGGTATGGAGAGCATTGGGAGATAGAAGATTTCTTACATGGTTCAACACACTATCATAGGATTGATGTTAATCCATACTGGAATAGAAGAATGATTAAAGTGATGACGATTGGGGATCACATATTTTGGAAAGATTATCTAAATGAATAAGGAGGAAGTAGATGTCAAACAATAAGGCCTCAGAAAAAAAAGCAGAAGTTACCCAACCGTCAGTCGAAGAATGTGGTATATATCTTTTGATGGATGAAATATCAGAAAGTAGTTGTAAAGACGCAATATCATTTATTATATCAAAGAATTTAATGAGGCCATATCCAAAGTATTTACAGTTAGTAATTAATTCTGGAGGTGGTGATTTACAAGCAGCTTTCGCACTTATAGATACAATGAAAGGGAGTGCAATTCCAGTTCGTACAGTTGGACTTGGTTGTGTAGCATCAGCTGCCGTATTGATTTTTATATCTGGTGCAAAGGGACATAGAATATTAACTCCAAATACTTCTGTATTATCACATCAGTTTTCATGGGGGACTTATGGTAAAGAACATGAATTGTTTGCAACAGTTAAAGAATATGAATTAACAACTAAACGTATGATTAGTCATTATAAAAAATGTACTGGTTTGAATGAAAAGAAAATAAGAGAGTTTTTGTTACCAGCACAAGATGTCTGGTTGAGTGCAACAGAAGCAAAAAAGCTTCGTTTATGTGATAGTGTAAAAACAGTTTACTAAAGGAGGCCAGGATGAAAATAACAATGAGCGATACCGTAATGAAAGATGGTAAAATTGTTAATATTGTAGGCAAAGAAGAAGAAAGTGTGCCTATAATTATTTCTGATTCAATTCCAATGTTTATTAAAGATGAAAAAGGAAGATGGATTAAAAATCCTGAATATATTGAATGTAATAATTAGTTATGTCCATAGATATAAATTTAAAAATAGAAGAAGTAGTAAAGAAAACAGAAATATCTTATCTGGATGCAGTTCTTGAATATGCTAATAATGCTGGTCTTGAACCAGAAGCAATGGCAAAGATGTTGAACCAATCCATTAAAGATAAAATAGAAGTTGAAGCACAAGAGCTTCATATGTTGAAAAAGACAGCAAAGCTTCCAATATAAGAAAGGAGTGGATGGTCAATTTGGGTTAAGGGGTTGGGTAATGATTTCATGGTGAGATCAGGAAGCTGATATATGATGATACTAAGTAATATAACAATATAACGTAATAAGGAGTAATACTTATGGCAAGTTTTAAAGAAATGAAAAAGAATCGTATGGCTAATTTGGAATCTCTTTCCAAACAAGTCGAGAAACTCGCAGAAAAACCTTCCTATGAAGATGATCGAATCTGGAAACTAGAACGAGATAAGTCTGGTAATGGTTATGCAGTAATTCGTTTTCTTCCCGCAGCACCAAAAGAAGATGTACCTTGGGTTCGTGTTTGGACACATGGTTTTAAAGGACCCGGTGGTTGGTATATCGAAAACTCTTTAACCACTCTTGGTAAAGATGATCCTGTTTCAAAAGCAAATACGGCTTTGTGGAACTCTGGTATTGATTCAGATAAGAACATAGCTAGAGAACGCAGACGTAAACTTAACTACTATTCAAACATTTATGTTGTTGAAGATAGTATGAATCCCGAAAACGAAGGTAAAGTTTTTCTATTCCGTTATGGTAAGAAAATCTTTGAAAAGATTACTGGTGTTATGAATCCAGAATTTCAGGATGAGACACCACTAAATCCTTTTGACTTTTGGGAAGGTGCAAACTTTAAAATCAAGATGCGTCAAGTAGATGGTTTTCCAAACTATGACAAGTCTGAGTTTACTGATCCGTGTCCGTTGGATAAAGATGAAAAGAAGATGGAAGAAGTTTGGGGTCAACAACATTCATTAAATGATATTATTGCAGAAAAGAACTTCAAGCAGTATGCAGAACTTGAAGCTCGATTCAATACAGTAATTGCACATGAAGGGAAAGAGTTTGTTGGTACTATTGAAGAAAGTACAGATGATCCAGTTGCTACTGGTGAAAAGACTGATGATACTTTGGATTACTTCAAGAAGTTAGCAGAACAAGACTAATTATCTTTGTACGCCTGTTGGAACATCACTATTATGAATTTTATCTTCCATCATAACAGTCTGTTCCATTGGGGCGTTCTTTACTGAGTTGTCTACGGTTGAAACCATTACAGGAGAACTTGATTGCGTTGTTGCAGTCGAGTTCTCTTTTTGTATTGAGTTAAATGTATTCATTTTAGCATCTGGTGATACTGTTGGTTGTAATGCGTTAGCATTCATTGATTTGTTCCAACTAAGTTGTCGAACTGCGGCATGACCACCTTTTAACCATGCAGCTTTTTCTTGTTTCATTCGTTTCGTTATTGATGGAACATTGGCGGGCCCTTGTCCTTCTGTCGCATCAAACTCCTTCGGTTCTTTCTTTGCAAATTCTGGTAATCCAGTTTTTTCAAGTGAATTTTTAAAATCACTTTGCCTTAATGATGTTATAAACTTAGGTTCTAGTTGTGCAACTGTAGCTTCTTGCATAGGTTTATCCATTTCTAAAATCTGTTGTGCAAGAGTGTCTGTTACTTGTTTCTTTTTATCTTTTCGTTGTCTACTTCCTCTTATTGCCTTTACTTCAGACATGCTATCTTGAAAAGTTTGAACTATTTTTGTTGCTTCAGGAGATTTTGTGGTATCAGAACTAGTCCCAGGTTGTTTAGAAGTATTATCCTTTACTACTACAGCTTTTGGTTCGGGTGGTTTTGGAAATTGTTTTAACAACATTTGAACGAACTCAAAATCACTTGCTGTTTCATCTACAGCACCTTTTGACCCTCGTTTTTTACTAAGATCACCAGAGTCTAATATACCTACTAACATATCCCTTGTTAGTTTTCCATTAGTCAAACCTTGACTCATTGCCATTCTGTTTTCAGCTGTAAGACCTTCTACTGAACCAGTCCACATACTAGTTTCTATGAATCCTGCTTCCTCAGCAGCACCCCTTGCTTTAATATCTTTCTTCCACTTTTTCCGTTTGGCCACTCCCGTTTTTTCAACTTTCTCACCGGATGCCGTAGTCTCAAACTCCTTAGGTGGTTCTGGCTCATCAGGTTTTTCTATCCAATCTGCAAATGCGTCAAGACCCAGACCTCTTGCAACTGAAGCTGCAATACTTTTAACTGCTTTTCCTGCATCTATGAAATATCCTATGATTTTTTTCCAAAGACCTTTAATAACACTCCCAAGTTCTCCCATTAAATTTCCAAAAGTAAATTCTTTTTTTGGTTTTGTTGGATCAGCACCATCAGGGTCAATCCAATCTGCAATCATTCCAGCACCCACACTTCTTAAAAAGTTTCCAAGTATGGTTCTGGCACCATCTACCATACTACTTGCAAATTCTGATATTTTTTTGAAAGTATCAGTAATGAATGCTACTGATTTTTCCCATATTGCTTTAATATCATCCCAGAATATATAAGCTAATCCACCAATGGCAAGACCAGCTAAGATTGCCCAACCAACAGGAGTAGTGACTAATGGCATTATAAGTTTAGAACCAAGTTTCATAATCCATCTACCAGCACTACCAAACTTTTTAACAATACTACCAAAGATACCTTTAGTTGATTGTGCCATACTTCCTATTTTAGCACCAGCTGATTTTCCTACTTCCATAGTTTTGCTACCAACTGCTTTTACTCCACTTACTACACTGCTAGCACCCTTTTTAGCAACATCACCAACTGAGCTAGCAACTCTTTTAGCTACAAGTTTAGTTTTACCTGCAGCTCTGCCGAGTTTTTGACTTAGAAGTTGTCCTTTACTTTCTAACCTGGCCCGAGTCATTGCTTTTTGAGCATCAGTCATATGCCCAGCCATTCCAACTCCTCGTTTTTGTAAGAATGTTTTTCCCGCGTCTTTTAATTTAGAGCCTGCCCATGCAAGACCCTCACCTGTCTTTTTTAAAGCTAATGTGCCAAGTGCTTTTAGAAAAGCACCACCAGTAAAGTAAAGAGTTAAACCAGCTATGGCTGCGAGAAGTGGATGATCGGCTGACCATTCTAAAGCTGGTTTAATAAAATCTTCCCATATTGTTACAAGAGTTGACATTTTTGTGTTTAAAAGTAAGACGAATGCTAAAAGTTTTCCCCAATGTTTAACTAACCAATTATCTTTATGTTTTTTCTTCATATTTTCCCACATACCTTTGAGAAAACTAGTTTGTTTTTTTGCGTTTTTTGCACCCTTTTTCTTATCTGCATCATCTTCTGATTCATCTTCAGCACTTGGTTTTTTACCAAGACCTCCCTCAGCAATCTTTGACAAAAAATGTACAGACAACTTCATTCCTGTGATCATTTCCTCCATGAATCCGGCGAAGCCTGTTTTCTTTTCTGTTACTTCTTCAACATTTTCTCCTTTACGAATTTGTATAGCAGCTGTATCAAGTTCTTTTTGTTTCGGTGCGAATTTTTTGGATTGTGCGTCATGCCACTTCATGGTTTTTTCATTATAATAAACTGTTTGTTCTTTTATTGAGTCGAGAGATGATTCAAGGGGACTTTTACTATGACGAGCTATTGAAGAAGTTTCAAGAATACTTTTCACTTTAGCCAAAGATGCACTTATATCTTTTAATATACCTGTGAGAGAACCACCTTCTTTTCCTTTTGAGTTCGAGGGTCTTGTTCCCCATAACATTCCTTCTACCATTAGTTATCCACTCCTTTGTTGTGCATTTTGTTGTTTAATTCTTTCATTTTCTTCTGCTATATGTTTGACTAATAAATTAAGGTAAACCTCCCTTTCCCACGGCAACATATTTTCTAACTCACTTATTGACCACTTATGATGTTGCATCATATTAAAGTTACAAGTTAAAAAATTTGCTAATGATTCGTGGCAAAGGGCTATCCGAAAAAAGACTGCAAACCCTCCAATGTTTGTTTTTCTTTATGACCACATTCTTTCTTTTTTACTTTATTTTTACAATGTAAACTAATTTCATGTTGAAGCTTTGGTTGTGTATCAAAAAATTGTGAGATTTCTTGAAATTGACTATCAGTTAAAGATTCTAAAAATGTTTTCATTTCGGCTTCTGTATGATCTGTACACTTATAAGTAGTATCTTTGTCATAAATATAATCAATACACGTTGTCATGGTATCGAATAAAAGTTCAATATTTTCTTTGCCTTCTGGTATTTTTTCTTGTAATGCTATTGTTGGATATTTCATTACAATACCTAATTCATCAGTTATTTTAATTGTAGAGTTGTGTTTCTCGTTTTTTATTACTTTAATATTATCAACATTAATTGATACTGGTATGGTTCCTTCACATTTTGGACATTTATAGCTTAAGTCTATCATTTCTCCCTTTGCTTTAGCCCGTAAGTTTAAAAATATATATTCAATATCAAATAGAGGCATTGTATCTACATTTATATCTTCACCAATGATACAATTTTTAATAATTTCTTTGGTTGCATTTACAATTTGTTTTGTATCTTCACTTTCCATTGCTATTAGAAGAATTTTTTCTTCTTTTACTAGGAATGGTCTGTATTTGATTGTTTTTCCTGAAGATGGTAATATTAATTCATATTGTGGTACTGTAATTGTCGGTAATCCCATTTCATTATACTCCTATATAAAATGATGTTGATAATTTATTTTTGATTATGTAAACTTCCTCCAGCTCCTCCGATTTGTGATTTGTCTTTTTGTAATAGATCACTTCTAAATTTTTTAGCTGCTTTTATTATTGTGTCGAAAAAATTACCACCTGTACTCGTTACTACATCTATCATTTTGTTGATCGTTAACTGTTGAGTTAGTTCTGGAAATTCAAAAGTATTTTTGTCAACTTCAAAACCAGAGTTACTATCAAAAAAGGTTGATGTAAATTTACGATATGTTACTGTAACATTTATAGACATTATACTATCGTTTGCACTATAATCTACTGAAATTGGGTCAACTTGTTTTGGATAAGCATCTTCTAATATCCATTGTGCTACTTTATTTTTCTGCCTATTTAGTTGTATAATTTTAATTGTATTTACATAATCATCATAATAACCAGTTCTTCGATTTGTTGGTGAAACTGCAGCTTTACACCAATCTTCCCAAAATTTATACATATGCATATTAGCATCACAATAAAAAGAAAGAATAATATCAGAGTAAATTTGTTGATATGCGATAGATCGTAGACCAATATCTTTATCTGTTGTTGCTATATTTATTCCGGGAATTTGTGCTTGATGACATCTTATTCCTATTTTTAAAGGAACAGAAGTACGACCAATTTCAACAAAAAATAAATTTTGCCTAGCTAAATCTGGATGTATTACTGTTGCCATGAAATTACTAATTGATCCATAACTTTCTTTTTTTGGCTTATCATTAGCGATACTAGTAGGCTTAGGTGAATTATTGGATTCGCCGGGATGTTCATATCGACCATTGACTTCTTGTAGCCATGGAAATTGTACGTCTCTAAATGCCATTTTATTCTCCGTTATAAATACTTATGACTCTATATATTTATACATCTAATATGAATTTTCAGAAGCACGTTGGCAAATATAAAGTACACAATAAAGCAAAATACGTTGCAAATTTGCAAGAAGTTGTGTACAGATCATCATGGGAGCTCAAATACATGAAGTATTTGGATAGACACCCATCAGTTCTTGAATGGGCTTCTGAAAATGTTATTATTCCATATTATAATCAAGTTGAAAAGAGAACTAGAAGATATTTTGTTGATTTTTATGTTAAAATAAAAAATCCTGAGGGTGAAATTAAGAAGTATTTGATTGAAGTTAAACCGGCTAGTCAATGCCGGCCACCAAAGAAACGAAAAAGAATATCTATCAAGTATAAGAATGACTTGAAACGATTTGTGGTGAATCAGAGTAAATTCAAGGCTGCTCGAAAATGGGCCGAAAAACGAGGTATGCAGTTTGTTATTTTAACAGAAAAAGAGTTGGATATTCCATCAAGACCTTATAAATATAAGAAGAATAATGGCAACACTACTTAAAAGCTTACGAAAGATTCCTCTATATCCCGGCGACAAAGCGGGAACACAGGCTAGTGATGTTTTAGCTGCTCTGGCTGTTGCACAGAGATTCCCGGGAATGAGAGCGTTTTTTTTAATGACCTTTAAGATTATAAAAAAGGTTCCGTTGAAAAAATTGAGTGTATCCTTATCATCTTCTAAGGAATTGCTTGACATAGTTACAAAGTTTACTTCAGCTGAAGCTAAAATGTATTCTTCAACT